CAGCTATAATTATTAAATCTGTGGGTGAATGTCCATTTGAAAAATCCTTTTCGTTAACAGAAGTTAATTTTGTAGAATATTCTGATCTATCTTATCAACAAAGTAAGACAGCTTGTTTGTGGAGACATTTAACAAACATTCAATTATACAACTATTTCTATGGAAGTATAAGACCTTACATCATAGAGTATCCTTTTGCATATCAATATCAAGATGAAATCTTACAGAATGTAAAAGACTATACTAAAGCATACGAATATCTTGCTGTTCCAGATGGTGTATTTGATGATAATGTAAGAATAGAAACAAATAACAAATGGTTTAACAAAGCTATTCTCTATAATGGACAACAGAGTTCTGGAATACTAGAACTTGTTCCTAAGCCTATGAATAACTTACAGGCATACGGACAGTATCCAATATACAATGCTGATAGTAAAACAATCACTTATACTAAGAGTGATAACTTCTATCAGTATAATACATTCTGGGCTTTAGAGAAGAGTTCTCAGGTTCCATTGTTTAGATCATCATGTGAGTCTATGTCAATAGATAAAGTGGTGAATCAAGATAATATGGACTATGGATTGAGAAGCTTTAAGAAAGCAACATTAAGAGCAAAAGAATTGAAGGTGAGACATATTCTTGATAACTCTGCAACAACACATTTAGTATCTCAATTTATAGTAACACCTGCACAAATAAGTTATAAGTAATGAGTAGTGGTAAAGTAAAATGCACATGTGGTTGGTCATGGAACAAATCTGATTCTAGTAAGAAAGATATGTACATATGCCATGAGTGTGGTAGAGATAACAGCAACAACATGAAAAATGGTGGTTGGCTAGATAGCTATGCTGATGGTGGAACAATGCAAGAATACCAAGAGAACTATAATGATAATTCTGTTTCTTTACCAGAAGGATTTGTAGGAGAAGGATATAACACTAAAGGTAGAGATTATTCTCCTGCATGGGGAGGACAGTTTCAAATGGGTGGTTCTATTCCAGGAGCTGTAGGTTTTTCATATGCACGTACACAATCTCCTGCTCCTAGTAATGGTCCTTATGCAAAGAAGACTAAAGCTAGTGCGCAGGATGGTAAATTAATATATGGAAGTCCTGAATATAAAAAAGCATATGATGAAAATAGAGTTGCTTACTATGATAAAGATTCTGACACATATATAAATCAAGAGTTAACACCTATAGAAGTTGCAGGTAGAGCAAAGGAAAAAGGATTTTGGCAAAAGTATGTAGATAAGATAGTGGAAGAAAATAGAGGTGCGAGTCCACTTGAAGCAGCAATTGGAGTTCCAATATCTGCTGTAGCAAGTCTTCCACAATTAGCTGCTACATATGCTTTTACAGATAAAATGCAAAGACCTTCTGAAGCTATGGATATTGAAAATCCTTATCTTGCTATGGGAACAGATTTTGTTTTAGATCCTCTTAATGCTACAGGTACAGGAGTTTTAACAAAAGAAAGAGCATTAGCTAGATTAGCAGCAAGTAAAGAGTCTGGTTTGTTATCTAATGCATATAATTACAATCCTTGGGCATTTAAACCTAAAAAAGGTAATATATATAGACAAGTTGGAAAGCCTGGTTTTGAAGATGCTGTCAAAGAACAAAAAATTTTTGATAAAGGTCAAAAAGAATTTTTAGAAAATTATCCAGAAACAAATTATTTAGATGAATATAATAGAGCAATTGCTGCTAAACAAGGTCCAGGATTTGATTTAAAAAAACCATCACCTGCTCCCTTTTTTTCAAAGGATGATTTATTTTTTCCTATAAATAGAAAAGCTACTGGAAAAGGTAATCAAAAAACTAAATATTCAGATGCAGAATATCTTTTTGAGGGTAATGTTCCAAACGAAGCTTTGCTACCTAGATACAGAGATTCTTATGAACTTCCTAGAGAAACGGTAAGAACTGCGGTTTTACGACCTGAGTATAATGATTTATCTAACTTCAATGTATATAAAAGAGATTGGTTACAAGGATATAAACAAATTCCTAAACAAGAAAAAGGAGGAGTTATTAAAGATGATATGGGACAATGGGCTCATCCTGGTGAAATAACAGAAATAGGTTCTAACCAAATAACAATGCAAGGAGTACCTTACCCAGTATTAGGAATATCTAATACTGGAGATGTACAAATGATGTATCCAGAAGAAGAGTATGAATTTGATGGAGAGAAGGTTACAGAGTTTCCAATGGCTAAGAATGGATTGAGACAAGAACAAAAAGGTTTGGTCAATCTAGATCAATTAACTAACTTTACAAACTATAATACAAAACAACCAGGAGGCTGGTTAGATAAATATTAAAATATGAAAGCAGAATTCTTAAAACTTGCAGGAGTAAAATCTGAGAAAGCATTTTACAAAAAATACCCAACTGAAGCAGCATTCTTCCAAGCTCACCCAAAAGCTAAAGATGTTGCTAAGAAAGCTCAGTGGGGCACAGTGATGTCTGGCATGAATAATTATTTACAATCAATGAATAATGTTCCTAATGTGCAGAACATGATGCAAGGACAGATGCAATCTCCTGGTGTTAATGCTGGAATGTATACATCTACTCCATATCCTACTCCTAATGAACAATTAAAATCTTATGGTGTTGATAATGGTGTGTCTACAATTAATGCTTCTACATTAGCAGATGATAAATCTGGATATGTTTCTCCTGGAGGTCCTAATACTAAAATGGATAAACTAAATAATCTTGGTAATCAATTAAGTACTTATGCACCTATGGCTGGTCAACTTATTGCTGGTTATCAAAATTTAAGAGCAGGTAGAAGAGCTAGAAAAGAAGCAGAGAAATGGGCAAAGGTTACTGATGTACAAGCAAGAGCTTCTGAAACAGAGGATGTAGATGATTTAAGACAGTATGCTGACAATGCAAGAAAAAGAAGAAATGCATTTATGCCTGAAATGACAGGAGAAGAATTCTTTCCTGTATACGGTGTTGGTACAAATGTACTTGCAAGAAATGGTGCTAGATTAGAAGATGGAGGAATGGTTGGTGGTAATCCAACAGAGATACAGAATACGTATGAAGGAGGAACTGATATCTATACAGATCTTGAATATGAACCATTATATAATGTAGATCAAATTAAATCATATAGAATGGGAGGATATCTTCCTAAAGCACAAGGTGGAGCAGAAATGTTTAGTCCAACTAATATGATGTCTCCAATGGGTGGGGGAACTCCATGGGGAGCTATTGGTGGAATAGGTTCTAGTGTTGCTGGTAATCTAACAGGAAATGATGGTGGTGGACAAATTGGTGGTGCTATTGGTGGTGCTGCTGGTATGGCTCTTGGTGGACCACTTGGTATGGCTGTTGGACAAACATTAGGAACAGCTGTAGGTGGATTACTAGATACAAATGATAGAGATGAAGCAAAAGCTAAAGCTAAAACAAAAGCTAATACTAACAGAATGATTGCTTCTCAATATAGAGAATCTTTACAACAAGGACCATTTAGTTCATATATGAAAGATGGTGGATGGGTTTCTAATGATTGGACTCCACAAGTGATTGCATCATTTGGAGATGTAACATCAGAAGACTACCACAGATTTGCACATAAAGATGAATTCAGAGCTGGTGGACATTTAAAAGCTTATAGAGAACCTAGTGAAAGAGCTATGCAAACATATGATATGGGTGGTGAACTTAAAACTCATTGGGGTGGATATGCTGAACCTATGTCTGAAAATCCATACTTACCTGGTACTGGAGAAACTGTAATGTTTAGAGGAAAGAGTCATGAAGAATATTCTCCTAATGGAGAAACAGGAATTGGTATTACATATGGTGATAATCCTGTAGAAGTGGAAAGAGGAGAACCTGCTGTAAAATTAAAAGATGGATCTTCAGGAGAAGAGAGTCTTGTTGTATATGGTAATTTACAAATCCCTAAATATGGTGTTGATTTATTAGAAGATAAGAATGCCAAAGGTAAGAAGTTTAAAAACTATGTAGCTGATCTTTCTAAAACAGAAGTTAAACAAAACAAACTAATTGATAAATCAACTGATGAGTTAGATCGTCTTGATGTAAAGAATTCATTTGATAAATTAAAACTTTCTGCATTAGAAGCAAATATCAAAGGAGGAAACATGAAACTTAAATCTATAGCAGATAAGAAAGTGAAAGCTGCTGATTTACAAAGTGCTATCAATGATACAGCAGAAGAGTATGGATTGATAGCTGATGATCTTGCAAAAGGTAAAGTTAAACAAGATAAAGAAGCTATGAAAGCACAAGCTAAATATGGAGCTGCTATTAAAAAAGCACAATATGGTTTAGAAGTTTGGGAAGGGAACAAAACTGGATTAGGTAAAAAGACTGCATCTGAATTTACATTAGATCAATGGAATCAAGTAGCTAAGAAGTATGGATTCAAAGGGAAAGGTAATTTAGAATTTCAAAAATTCTTAATGACAAATCCTGAAACAGCTAAGATAATTAAAGCTAGACACAATATGTTGTATGGAAAAAATCCAGAAACAGATCCTAACATGTATGATTCTATGTTAGGAAGAGGGTATGCAGCAGCTGAGTTATTAGATCTTCCTCCAGCAGCACAAGTTCCTAAAAATACAAAAGCTAAAGGTGATGAAACTAAAAAAGAAGATGCAACGTTTCAAACAGTTCCATATAAAAGAAGTGGGTTATTAGATGTATTTGGTCAAGTGCTTCCATATATAAGACCTACAGATCAAGAAGGACTTAATCCTAATCAATTAATGGGAGAGATGTATGCTATGTCAACTAATCAATTAGAACCTGTACAAGCAACACCATACACTCCACAGTTAAGAGTTCCTTATGATATAAGTAGACAAGCAGCTAAGAATGATTTAATTGCACAAACAAGAGCTGCACAAAGAATGGCTCAAGGAAATCCTGAAATGCAAGCAGCAATTGCTGCACAAGCATACAATCCTATGCAACAATTAAATGAGCAAGACTTCATAGATAATCAAAGAATGAGAGATGCTGTTTATTCTGGAAACATTGCAACATTAAATGATGCAGAGTTAAAGAACTTATCAATCTATGATCAGCAGTATCAAAGACAAGAACAAGCTAAGTCTAACACTAAAGCTACAGCACAAGCAGTTCTTAATTCTATATCTGATAAGTATGCTAAGAATGCACTTGAGAATAGAACATTAGGTGTGTATGAAAACTTATACAACTATAGATATGATAAGTCTGGTAGAGCTATAAACATGAATGCACCTTTCCAACCAAACATTCCTTATATATATGGAACTGATGGTACTGCAACTCATAAGATAGTGTATGATAAGAGTGGTAAAAATATCGTAGGATATGAACCGCTTTCTAAAGAAGAGTCTGCTAAAATTCCACAGAAAAGCGAAACAAAATCTATTGATTCAAAAGAAGATGTTTCTGAAAATGAATATTCCCCAATAAGCGAAGATGATATAATGTATCAAGAAAGAAATGGTGGAAAAACAAAGAAGAAAAAATATTCACAAAGCTCAATTGTAAGAGCATTTAAATAATAAAATTAATTATAAATACTTACGTAGCATGAAAGATTTATATTGCATTGTATAATTATTTCTGTTACATTTGCTAATCAATAAATATTATGGCAAGTTTCACTGACTCAATACCTCAATTTAATCCTTACGTACAACAATTGCCTGTAGAGGCAATGGTTCAAGTGGGTATGCAGAAACAGAAGCAATATGATGAAGGTATACAAAAGATACAAACTAATATTGATAACATTGCTGGTCTTGAAGTTACTAGAGATGTAGATAAAGCTTATTTACAATCTAAGCTTAATCAACTTGGTAATGATCTTACAACAGTTGCTGCTGGTGACTTCTCTAACTTTCAGTTAGTTAATTCTGTAAATGGAATGACTAATCAGATTGTTAGAGATCCAAATGTACAAAATGCTGTAAACTCTTCTGCTAAAAGAAAGAAAGAATATGCATTTATGGAAGAAGCACGTAAGAAAGGTGAGCTTAGTCCTTCTAATGAATATGTATTTAAACTTAGAGATTCTGATTGGGTAAACAGTACAGAGCTAGGCAAAGCTTATGGTGCTAGCTATACTCCTTATAGAGATGTAAAGAAGAAAGCTATGGAAGCAATTAAAGCTTTACACCCAAAGTTGTCAGAACTTGATATTCCTTTTGTAATGGATTCTCAAGGAAACATAGACACTTCTAGAATTGCAGACGCAATGATTAGACAAAAGATTGAGGGCATAGATGAGAATCAAATCAAACAAGCTGTATATGCTTCGTTAGATGCTGGAGATTTAAATCAATTACAGATTGATGGTACTTATCAATTCAGAGGTGTATCTCCAGAAGATCTTGTAAATAGAGCTAAGCTTAACTACGATAATCAAAGAGCAAGAGCTATTGAAGGTTTGCAATACATTGATATACAAACAAAGATATTAGCTGATCCAACTAAGATAGATGAGTTGAATAAACAAAAAGAAGCATACATGAGACTTCTTGGAACTGATGGTAGAGAAGGATCATTGGATGCAGAGTTTTATGAGAATGTAAATGATGCAAGAGAAAATCCAGAAAAAGTTAAATACAACATTTATAGAGATGGATTTGTTTCTGAACTTGCAAATGCATTCAATTGGAAATCTGTATCTAAACAATATTTAACTAATCCTCTTAAACAACAACAAAACTTTGAAAGAGAATTTAGATTTAAACAGTTACAAGAACAGAGAGATGTATTTGAAGACAATAGAGATTATAACTTAAAAGTTAAAGATCTTGAATTGAAAGCTGCAGAGAATGCTCTGAAGCATGCTGAGCTTTATGGAACTGAATCTCCTTGGTATGATCTTGGAAATAAAACAACTCTTAAGAATGAAGCAGAGGCAATCTATGAATCTAATATATCTGAGTTAAAAGGTACACTCCAATCTAAAGTGGATCAGTTAAATAAAAGAGGATATACAGATGCAGAGATTAAAGCTGCTATGGAGATTGTTGAAGATAATCAAGGTAGAAATGATAAAAGAATTAAACCTGAGTTATACAAAGCTCTTACAGGTGAGCAAGGGATATTAAAATTAGAGAACGATATTAAGGCTTACGAAGATCTTAGAACTAATATAATGGCTAAAGCTGAAGCAGAAGCTGGAGTTAAGACAACAATTGATGCTGAACTAACAAAAAGAGCATCTCAAACATTTACTTTAACTGATGGAGAAAAAGTAACTCTTACCCCAAGAGAGATGTTAGGTATAGCTATGGCTAAAAAAGAACAGCAAGTAAATACAGAATATGGTACTCAGAAACAAACCTACTACGATACAAAAAATTTAACTTCAAAACAGAGAAAAGTTTTAGCTTCAACAGTTGGATCTATAAATATAGGGAGGGTGGATGGTAAATTTTATCAGGCACACAGTGGTTCATCTGGAGATCAAATTACAAAAGTCTTAAATAGTTATAATCCAATTGCTGGTAAAGTTGGTGCTAAGTATGAAGAAGCAAATGAAATTTTTAAAGAAAAACTTGCTGACGTTTCTAC